GTATAAAACATTTTCTGTAACAAATAATATGGGTTCACTCCTTTGGAACTGCTACAAAGTAGGTTGTAGTACGAAAGGTAGTTCTCGTGTACATCTAACTGTTGATGAGATACGTGCTATACAAAAGAAACAGCAAACTAATGATGATAGTAGGTATGAGATGCCTGATTATATAGTACCTCACTCGTATAGAAGAGAGGTTATGGATTTTTGTGAGTTATGGGAATTAGATATTGATGAAGTTGATTTATTGTATGATGTAAAAGAAAGTAGAGTAGTCTTTCCTATTAGGAAAGATGGTAAGATTGTTGATGCTACAGGAAGGTCAATCTATAACAAATTACCTAAGTGGAAACGTTATGGTAACTCAGACTTGCCTTATTCATTTGGTTATGGTAGTATCGCAGTCGTAGTCGAGGATTGTGTAAGTGCAGTCGTTGTGGGAAGTGATGTGTACGTAGGGGTAGCTGTGTTGGGCACGTCATTAACAGATTCTCATAAAAGATTCCTTTCACAATTCTCTACTGCAATAATAGCACTCGACCCTGATGCATTACCAAAGACCCTATCTTTTGCGAAGGAGTTGAGAACATACGTAAGTGACGTTAAGATACTTAAACTAAAAGACGATATAAAGTACAGAGTAAAAGAAGATGAAGATAATTTGAAACTATTAACCCCAAAGGAGACACAGAAATGGAACTAGCATTAGTAAGAAGTCTCATGGATAAATCATTTTATGATGACCATAGAGGAGCTAGATGTCCTGACAGATTATTTAGTAAGGACACTAGAAAAATAAAACAAGCTATTGATACTGCCATGAGTAGATATGAACGTAGTGTTACACCTGATGAGATTGAAGCATTGTTTATGTCTAACAATCCATCAATGACTACGGCACAGAAGCAAGCATATAGTTCGTTGTTTAGACAGATTAAGAATGAACAACCGCTAGGTGCAGACGTAGCACAAGAAGTGTTATCAAAGTTGTTTCAACAAATAGTTGGTGAAGATATAGCCAACATAGGATTTGATTATGTCAATGGTTCTCATTCAAGCTTAGAACCTATAAGACATATACTTGAGATGTACGGAGATGATTTTACACCTAACCTTAACGTGGAGTGGGATGACATGGATATAGAAACTTTATTAGCAAAGAACGATTTAGAAGCAAGATGGACATTCAACGTGCCATCTTTAACAAGGCAAGTTGAGGGTATCAATGCAGGACACTTGATTGAGATAGGAGCAAGACCTAATACAGGTAAGACTTCTTTCCATGCGAGTTTGTTAGCAGGACCTGATGGTCTAGCAAGGCAAGGTGCAAGTTGCATTATCTTGTGTAACGAAGAAGGTAGTCATAGAGTGGGTGCGAGATACTTAACTGCATCTACAGGTATGACCATGCGAGAGATAAAGGCAAACCCTACTAAGGCTCGTGACTTGTATGAACCAATTAAAAAGAATATAAAGATTAAGGATGCTACAGGTCGTGATATGGCTTGGGTTGAAAGTGTGTGTAAAGCATACAAACCTGACATAGTTATATTAGATATGGGAGATAAGTTTGCACGTACAGCAGGTTTTGCTAGAACCGATGAAGCATTGAAAGCAAATGCAGTTCATGCTCGTATGATTGCTAAAGAGCATCAATGTGCTATGTTTTACATGTCGCAGTTATCTGCTGATGCAGAAGGTAAGGTGCTTCTTAATCAAAGTATGATGGAAGGTAGTCGTACAGGTAAAGCTGCAGAAGCAGACTTGATGATTTTAATTGCTAAGAATCCACCAAGACAAGACGATACAGAAGAAGATTTACAAAGGCATTTAAATGTGGTAAAGAATAAACTTACAGGGTGGCATGGTGTCGTTCACTGTAATTTAAATTATCAAATAGGAAGGTATGAAGTATGACACATATACCAATACGTAAAAGAAAAATGAAGTACCTTAGTAAGAAAGAAGCAGAGGATTTAAATTTACCTCTTAAACATTATGAGTTAAGAGAAGACGGATATACTTTTATGTATTACTATAAAAGAGGAGATAAAGTATATGAGATGTGGAACTCACCGCAGACTATGATTAAAGTACGTTCACGTAGACGAAAGCAACAAAAAGAACATGTCAAAAAGACTAAAAAATATGTAAAAAGAGTTAAGCTTTATTTTGGTTGCCAAGTATGTGGATATAAAAAATGTAGTGATGCTTTACAATTTGACCATTTAGATGTAAAATTAAAGTTAAGAGAAGTAAGTAAAATGAGTTCGTGTGGATTTAAAAAAATTAAAGACGAAATAAGAAAGTGTAGAGTTTTGTGTGCTAATTGTCATGCTGAACACACACAAGTACAAAGAGAAGAGGGGATATTTGATAATGAAATTAACACTTGATGTAGAAAATACGGTTACGCATCGTAATGGTAAAATGCATCTTGACCCATTTGAATCTACAAACAGACTTGTTATGGTGGGTTGTCTAACAGATACAGGAAAAGAGTATTTGTTTCGTGATGACTTTACAGGTGTACAAGAGTTAATAGATAGTGCTACTATACTCATAGGACACAATATTGTTCACGACTTAATGTGGCTATGGGAGTGTGGCTTTAAATACGAAGGCTCTGTCTTTGACACTATGTTAGGAGAGTATGTATTACAACGTGGCAACAAACAACCATTGTCACTTGAAGCATGTGCTGAAAGATACGAGTTAGAGACACAGAAACAAGATACATTAAAAGAGTATTTTAAGAAGGGTGTAGGTGTAGATGAGATACCTGCTGATGAATTGTCTAGTTATTTATCTGCTGATTTGCATGCAACACAACAATTATCGGATGAGATATTTAAGAAATTAAATACTGTAGAATATGGTTCTCTCATGGATACTGTTGTACTAACTAATAGAGTTGCTGTTACATTAGGTAGAATATATCAAAGAGGTTTTAAAGTAGATGTTTCTAAATTAGATGACGTTAGAATTGAGTTTGAAAAAGAAAAGCAAGACATTGAAAAAAGACTTACTCAACAAGTGCGTAATCTAATGGGAGATACACCTATTAATTTAAACAGTCCTGAACAGATGTCTTGGGTTATATATAGTAAGAAACCTATAGATAAAGCTATGTGGGCAAATAACTTTTATCCTTACATGGACACTACAGATTACAAAGATAAGGTTAGAGAATATTCTAATATTGTTTATAAAACAGAAGCAGTAAAATGTATGGTGTGTAAAGGTGATGGTTATATTAGAAAGGTAAAGAAAGATGGTAGTTTATACTCTAAGCCAAACAGGTGTAGTAATTGTAATACTAGTGGCTACTTATTTAATTCTACGAGAGTGGTAGCAGGATTAAAGTTTTCTGCACCCAATGCTAAATGGATAAGTGCAAATGGTTTTACAACAAACAAAGCATACTTAGATATATTACGTAATGTAGCTAAGAAGAATAACTTAACGGATGCTGTTCAATTCTTGACTGACTTACAAAGATTGTCTGCATTAGATACTTATTTATCATCTTTTGTTGAAGGTATTAGCACTCATGTTAAATCTGATGGCAAGCTTCATGTGAGACTATTACAGCACAGAACTGCAACAGGTAGATTTAGTGGTGCAGACCCTAACATGCAGAACATGCCTAGAGGTGGTACGTTTCCTGTTAAGAAGGTATTTGTATCACGTTGGGAAGGTGGCAAGATACTAGAAGCTGACTTTGCACAGTTGGAGTTTAGAACTGCCGCTTATTTATCACAAGATGAAATAGCAATAAAGGAGATTAAAGATGGTTTTGACGTTCACAGTTATACTGCTAGTGTTATTAGTGATGCTGGTGAAAAAACTTCTCGCCAAGAAGCGAAAGCTCATACCTTTGCACCCCTCTACGGAGCAACAGGGTTTGGAAGGACACCTTCTCAGGCTACATATTATAAACACTTCACGGACAAGTACAAAGGAGTCTCATTATGGCACTCCAAGTTGGCTAAAGAAGCTTTAGAAACTAATATGATTACGACACCTTCAGGTAGGCAGTTTTCTTTCCCTGATGTAGAAAGACGTAGTAATGGTAGTGTGTCCTACTTTACTCAAATAAAAAACTATCCTGTTCAATCTTTTGCCACTGCTGATATAGTACCATTGGTTTTAATAGAAATTGATAAGGCACTTGACAAGTATAGTTCATGTGTGGTAAATACAGTACACGATTCTATAGTAATAGATATTCACCCACATGAAAGGGAAGATGTATTGAATATTATTCGCAATGTTAATAAAACATTAAATACTTTAATAAATATGACTTTTAAAATAGATTTTAATGTGCCTTTATTATTAGAAGCGAAGATAGGAGATAATTGGCTTGACACTAAAGATGTGTCGTGATATAACTATGGTTCTTTTGAAAGGAGAATATAAAATATGAATGAAGTAGTAACTATAAGTACCGACAATTATGCAACTATGGCTAAAGCTATGGGTGTACCAACTATGTCTTCTGATAAGAAGACTAATGTCTTGAATAGATTTAGACTTTGGCATCAACCTACGATGGGCAAAGATATAAATAGTCAAGGTAAAGAGATAACCACTGAAGTAGTAGAAGGTGGTTCATACAGATTAGAGCAAGTGGGAGACCCCTCTTCATTTTTCTTTGCTAAAAAGGTTAAATTTAGACCTTTTCTGCAACGTTTTATGTATAAGAGGTACAGTGCATACTCTAATCCAAAAGAGGGGGAGAAGAAGGGATTCTACACCTCATCTATATTGGCAGATACTCTTAGTATAGATTTAAAGGATGACGCAGGAACTTTTAACTGTGGAAAACCTGCTGGATTTGTAGAGGATTTTCAATCTTTACCAGATTCTGTTAAGAAATCTATAAGAGAGATAAAAAGATACAGGGTAGTATTCGGTATTGTTGATTTAGTACGACCTGTAAAAGCTGTGGATGGTAAGGAACTAGAAGAAGAAGTGACTAGTATACCTGTCATTTGGGAAGTTAATAATAGAGACGATTACAAAGCTTTAGGTGGAGTATTCTCTAAGTTTGCTAAGATGGAAAGACTACCATTACAGCACTCTATTGATTTAATTGACCCTACAGCACATAAAGGTAATAGTGGTAACACTTTTTATACATCTAATATTAAGTTAGACTTAACTAATAAATTAGATATAACAGAAGAAGACCATAAAACCTTTGGAGACTTTATGGATTGGATTAAGGTTCATAATGATGGCATCATAGCTAAATGGGATACAGCAGTTGCTGAAAAGCAAGATGTTATATCACAGGATGATATGAAAACAGTTGATGAGTTCATTGATGTAGATATGGAATCAGAAAATGCCTAATCCCTCTCACCCTGCTGAACTGCTAGTGCATCAATATATGTCTGATGCAGTAAATGGTAAGACTGTCATGCCTGAAGAAGTAATAGAACAGGTAGGTAAAGACGTAATGGATGCACTACGTAAGCAGTTTGGCAGTGGGGAGAGTCGTAAAGACTTCAGACTACGTATGTCTAACTTGGGTAGACCTACATGCCAACTGTGGTTTGAGAAAAATAAACCTGAATTAGCTTCAGGCAAGCCTAACAACTTTATGATGAACATGATGTTGGGAGATATTGTAGAAGCTGTATTTAAAGGTTTACTCAAAGCATCAGGAGTTAAGTATGAAGACCCTGAACATGTATCATTGAAGGTTGATGATACAAGTATAAGTGGTACATATGACTTAGTTATTGATGGTGCAGTTGATGATGTAAAGTCTGCTTCAAGTTGGTCTTACGATAATAAGTTTGAATCCTTTGATACATTGAGTCAGGGAGATGCGTTTGGATATATTGCACAGTTAGTTGGATATGCAAAAGCCGCTAAGAAAAAGATTGGTGGTTGGTGGGTAGTCAATAAAGCTAATGGTAAATTTAAGTACGTATCTGCTAGTAATGCTGATGAAACAAAGGAGATGAACAAAATTAAAGCAACCGTTAAAAAAGTTGAAGAGAATATTTTTGAACGTTGCTTTGCACCTGTAGAGGAAACATTTAGGGGTAAACCTACAGGAAATAAAATCTTAGGAATCAATTGTAGTTTCTGTGATTATAAAAATACATGTTGGGAAAACTTGCAAGAGTTACCATCTGTAATGTCCAAGGCACAGTTCCCTAAGATTGTGTCCTATGTTGAGTTGAGAAAGGAGTATATACATGAGTAAATCACTTGACGAATTAAAATCTAATATTGAAGAAATGGAAAAGCAATTAGCCGAAGCTAAAAAAGAGTATCGTGAAATGCGTACATCAGGCTTACGTGATGCTATGGAAGCTAAAAGATTAGCTGAAGAAGCAGTTAAAGAAGAGTTGAAGAACTTGGGATACACTACTGCTTATAATCCTTTCTCAGGTATAACATGGCGAAACTTCTAATTGTCTCCACATAAAGTAAGACGAGAAGCAATAAAGTATGGGTATAGGAGTGGACTAGAGCATAAGATTTCTATGGCTCTTGATATAATAAATTATAATTATGATTATGAGAGTATCAAGATAGAGTGGGAAGACTTGGCTTATCGCACCTATACCCCTGACTTTGTGTTGAATAATGGAATTATAATAGAAACTAAGGGTAGATTTATGGCTTCTGATAGAAGAAAGCATCTAGCTATAAAGAAACAACATCCTAAGTT